TTTATGCTGCTGGACCAAAAACATAGTCTGGTGTTACGATGGGTACAACACCGTCAACAAGTCCATTAGCACAAGCAGTAGGAACAGGTATAGGAGCATTCGCAGCTTATCAAGGCGCACAACAATAGAGGAGAAACATGTCTATAAACAAAGTTCTTAACAGACCAATGTTTCGAAGTGCAGCTTTGCGTAAGGGTCATATCAAACCAATAAAACTTTTTAGAGGTGATTTTGTAGGACCAAGAACACAAGCTGTACCAGTAGGTTCACCAAGTCCAGGTATAACTGGTGTATATAATCCTAGAAGAGTTCCAATGGTTGTAGATCAGCCATCTGCAATGGATAAATTCAAAAAAGGTGCTAAGAGATTTGGTAAGGGTGCTTTTAGAACAGTATTTGGTGCACCTGGCTATTTATTTTACGAGACAAATGAAGCTTTAAAAAATGTTGAAGGCATTACACCAACACAAAGATATCTTGCATCTTTAGGTGCAGGTGCATTTGGTTTTACACCTCCAGGACGTATAGTTGCAGGAGGGGTTTTGGGTTTAAGAGCTTTACAATTAGCAGGTTTGGGAGGAGACGTTATTGCAGAAGATATAAAAGCGTTTAGAGAAACTCCACCTAGTGAAAGAAAAGTTCTGCCAGATATTTCTGCGGAAGCTAGTTTAGAAAATTTTCCAGACCCAATAGATACTAAACCAGAATCAAAAGTTCAAACAGCATCTAAGTCTAAACCAAAAGGAAGAATTGGTATGAGTAACGATAGACTTACACAACAGGACAACGAATCAGAAGTAGTAAAGGGTACGGTTGATATAAATAAAGTTGTTCAAAACAATGATCCAAATAAATCAGCACCAATTATAGGTGCAAAAGATATACAAACAGTTTCAGCTACGCCTCCAGGAGAACCGAAAAAAGTAAACACTGAACAGGTAGCAGAAACAACTGAGAAAACAGATGATGCTGCAAATAATAAAGTTATAGCATCAAACACAAACGACTTAGATAAACCAGGTAAAATAAAAGCAGCTGATGGCACAGAAGTTAATTTAGAAGTAATAGAACTTGCAAGAAAATATAGAAAAGAATTAATGGCAGGTCAACAATCACAAGCAAAACTTGTATTCTTATCTAATCTTGCATCAGGATTATTGACAGGAACTACTACAAAAGGTGGTCTTGGTGGAGCATTAGAGGTGTTTGGTAAAGCTTTAGGACCTGCAGTAAATAATTACGCAACAATTAAACTTAAAGAAAATGAATTAGAAAACGAATTTATGTCTGATGCATTAGAATTAGCGTCAGATGAAATAGAAGCTAGAAATTCTATACTAGAAACTACAGAATTAGATTTCGAAAAGTTTGGAGTTATACAATATACAGATAGTAATGGAAGATTAGTAAACACTACTGGAGGTATGTTAAAAAATGGAACATATGTTTATGCTACTAAACTAGGAGAGGGCGGAAGACAAATGTTTGCACCAATTGCAACAAGTGATTTTGATAGATTTTTACCGGCTGATTATGCAACCAAAGAACAAGGACAAACTTTAAGAAATTTATCTGGTAAATATAAAGCTCTTAACCTTGGTCAAAATACAATAGATATTCTTGCAGATGCTGAGAGACAAGGCAAAAAATTTGCAGGTCCTAAGGGTAGACTAAATTTAATTACAACTCGTTTAGGTGATGCTTTCAGCGACTTTGGTATGACGTTATTTGATACAAAGGAAGAAGGAGAAAGATACATTGAAGAGCTTAAAGGTAATTTTAGAAGAGAATTATTAGCAGACGGTTTATCTGAGAAAGAAGCTGATGATGTTTTAAATAAATTTGGAAGCACAGATCAAATGTTTAAAGACACACTAAAACAATTAGGTGCTTTCAAAGATGAAACAGATTCAGCTAATCTTGAAAGACTAGCAATTAATGAAACTGTCTTAACATATGCACTTGCTAACTCACTAAAAGATAAAGACAGGTTAACACAAAAAGATATTCAAATGGCAAAAGAACTTGTTAATGTATTCCCATTATTAAGAGGTCAAAAACAAGTTATTAAATCATTAGAAGCTGTTAATGAAACTATTCTTGCAGATATTAAGAGATTAGAAAATGATTATCAATTTGCTTTTGGTGGTGACACTTCAACAATAGATAAATATAGAATACAATATGGTGTAGTAGAGCCAGGCTCAAATCAACAATTCCAATTACAGAACCCATTCGCAGATCAAAGTACAAAAGAATTATTGGAGGCTTACTAATGGCAATCACTTTAGAAGAATTACAAAAAAAGTTAGATGATAAAAGTCTAAATCCAGCTGACATTTCTCCAAAACAAAGAAGAATAATAGATGAGTTAATTAAAAGAGGTGAGCTCAAAGGTCCGACTATGAAAGAGTTAACCTTACAAAGAGAACAAGCTGCATCGGAAATTGCAAGAGCGGATGAGTTTTATGCAGATCCAATAGGTAAAGCTTTAGAAGCTGAAGATAGTTTTTTTAAGGGTAGACCAACTGCAGAACTTGCAGGTGATTTGACAGGATCAATAGCACCATATCTTCTAATGAGAAAAAAAATATTTGGAGCTACAAAAAATGGAACTCTTTGGCAAAAAGGACCAGGAAAATTTTTACAAGCTGCCACTAAAGTTGCAGATAAATTACCAGGTAGATTTAGACTAATTGGTGGTGCTTTAAAATTAATTGCTAGAGCAGCTGACGTTCCAGCAAAAGTAGTTGCGAGTCCATTAGGTCGTGCAGAAATATACTCAGTTCTAGGTGGATCTACTGGTGCAGGTGCAGGTTCAATTACATATGACATGTTAAATGAACAAGCAGGTATAACTATTGCAAATGCAATTACAGATGATTTTAGAGATTTACCTGATAAAGAAATTGACCAAAATATTATAGCAAATTCACTTCGTGCAACTAAAACTGCAGCGTATTGGAATGCAGGAGCAGCAGCATTAACACCTTTTATTTTTGGTCCTTTAGGAAAATTAGGAAAACATTTATTTAATGTTAAAGGAGAAAAAGCTGTAAGATTATCTGAAATTGCAAAAGAAAAAGGTTTACCTTTACCGCTTATGACAGCTATTGAAGGTAAGGCTTTAAATGAAACAGGTTTTTCAAATTTAGGAAAAGGTGCACTTGCACCTTTAGGACAAAGTTATTTTAAAACTGTTGGTGTATTTCCATTTGTTTCAGGTATTGGAAGAGAAGCTTTACAAGTTGCAGAACAAGAAGCAGGTAAACAATATTTAGATGGCCTTGTAAGATATGCACCTTTAATGAAAACAGCTGCACTATCTTCATCCATATATAATCAAGCTGCAAAAGTTTTTAAAGAAAATGCAGCAGTTATTGGTGCAAAATACCAAGCATTTGAAGAAGTTGCGGATGCTCTTGGTAATCCAAGAGTTATTGGATTAGATAAAACAGTTAAATACGCAAAAGAAATGGTTGAAGCAAATAGACAAATGTTTCCAGATATACCGGCTTTCAAAGAAGGTATTGGTGACATAGATGTAAAATCTATTGATAAATATTTAAAAGATGCAGGAGACCCTTTAAATTTATATATGAAAGCAGTTGCTGCAATTGGTGATAGTAAAATTACACCAAAAGAATATAGCGGTTTGATGAGAATGTTAAATAGAGCTATTGAAGGAACACAATATCAATTACCAACAGGAAGTGTTTGGTCATTAAGAGAAGCATTAGAAACTGACTTTAATGCATTTGGTGGTAAATTAACTAAAGATAATCTTCTTAAAGATGAGACAATTAAAGAGGGTTACGAAGCAATGGTAGCACAAAGTGGAAAAGAATTTGCTGATGCAGACATAGCTTATAAAATATCACAAGGAGAAAAATTGAATGCAAAATTACTTGATGCAAATGCAACATTTTCGCAAGTAATGGGTTTCTTAAATGAACCAATAGTTAAATCATTTAGAAAATTCGATTCGAGTTTATTTACCCAAAGAGGTATAAATGGTGTTAAAGGACTTGCATCTATGTCAAGAGATCAACTTTTTAGAAGCATGGAAAAAGATGTTTTTGCATCTAACTCGCCAGAAGCCATAGAACAATTTAAAATAATAATAGGTGCAGCAGGAAGAAATTCTACACCCAATGGTAAAGCTTTGTTTGAAGCGGCAAAAGCAAGATACATGTTTAATACATTTTTAAAATCATTTGACACGGCAGGTAGTCCACAAGCTAAATCAATTTTTAACGATGTTGCAATGGATGCACAAGTTATAGCAAAAAATAAATATGTTTCTGAAGCTATGGAAGATTTAGGCACTGATATAATTGCTAGACAAAGAGGTTTTAGTATCGATGACGTAAGATTAAATAATGGAATTTATGATGTATCAAAAATAAGATTTGGTCCAAAAGATTTTGCTAACTTTAATATTAATAAATTTATGGACAATCTTGGTATTGGTAAAGCAACAGAAGATCTTGGTAGAGATAAAATGCAACTTTTATTAGGAAAGAAAGGTGCAGACGATTTTTATAAGTTTACTGATTATATGAAAGCAATTTCAGATGTCGCAGTATCTGATACATCTACATTCCTACAAAGAAGATTTACATTATCTGGAGGAAGAGGTGTTTTATCTGGTGTTGTAATTGGTGGTGGTATGGCAGCAGTCAATCCATTAGCTCCTTTAGTATTTTTAGCTGTTGCAAGAAAAGCTGGTTCAGTTTTATCAGACCCAGTAGCACTTAGATTAATGAATGATGCTTTAGGTGTAGATGAACAATTAAAAATTTTAGGTGGTAAAAAAATTAGAGGTCGTACATATGGTACAGGTGCAATTAGAAATGTCACTCCAAAATTAACAGCTGCAGGTTTAACTCAAAAGAGAGAAGCGTTTGCAAGATTTATGAATTACATTTTAGATGAAGAAGAAGATACACCAAAAATAAATCCAAAAAATATTGACCCAGTTAGAATACAAGAAATGTTATTAGGTATGCCATTTGAAAATCCTAAACCAAGATATGATGATAATACTTTACCAAAAGAAACTATTGAGTCTATGTTTGCACAAGACTTTACTCCTGGCTCAGGCAATGTAGAAACAGATAATCAATTAGTTGATTACATACAAAGTTCTATTCGTGCAACAGATGAAACAGACATTGACCAAGAATCAAGAAACATTGAAGCTGAAAGAGCTAGTGTAATGGGTGATGTTGAATTAGAAAGTCCTGTCCAAGCTACACCGAATACCGGACAACAAGTTTCTGCACAACAGTTTCAAACTTTATTTCCTAATGACCCAACAGGTGCAGCGATAGCTCAAAGGAGAAGAAATGTCTAAAAAAAATGCATTACAAATGATTGAATCACATGAAAAATTGTGTCGAATAATGCAAAAACAAACTCATGATAAAATTCATAATTTAGAAAAAGCAGTAAGTAGAATAGAAAAAATCATGTTGACTTCTGCAGGTGTATTAATTACAGGTATGGCAAGTGTCATAATTGTATTAATCACAAGATGAAGTTAAACAAAAAATACCCATACAAACATTACAACAGATTTTCAGATACAACCGGCAGAAAGTATTTAGTTGATAATATTAAAGTTCCGTCAGTAACAACAATTTTAAGTGCCACTAAAGATAAAAGATTTCTTGATAATTGGAGAAGAAAAATTGGTGATAAGGAAGCTGATCGTATAATGAGACAAGCCTCAAGTGTAGGAACAGAAATGCACCAGGTGCTTGAATATTACCTTACTGGCCAAGGTTATTATAATGCACACGAAGAAGGTACTAAACCTAGGATGATGGCAAAAACCATTTTGGACAATATTAAATTAGATGAGGTTTGGGGTAACGAAATAAGCCTACAATATAAAAATCAATTTGCTGGGACATGTGATTTAACTGCAGTTGCTTATGGCAAACCCAGTATTATCGATTGGAAACAAGCAAATAGGCCAAAAAGAGAAGAATGGGTTGAAGACTATAAGTTACAGCTAGGTGCCTATTATTTAGCCCATACAGCGAATTACGGGCCCATAGAACAGGGGGTAATAGCAATATGCACCCGAGACCTCCAATATCAGGAATTTAAGCTCTCAGAGGCTGATTTGAAAGAATATGGGGAGAAATTTTTGGAAAGATTAAGTGAATTTAACAAGTTACAGGAGCCAATCTCTTAAATCCTCTTCTCCCAACGTTTTTGCAGCTATCTGCCCTTTATTAGTCAATGACTTCATAATGGCCTCATCAAGTGTATTTCTAGCTACAATATCTATATAAACAACAGAACCTTTCTGGCCCATTCTATGAGCCCTGTCCTCTGACTGTTTACGCACTTCTAGATTGTAATTATTAGAAAAATAAATCACAGTATTACAAGCAGTGAGAGTAAGGCCAAAACCACCAGTAGTTGGATTGCCAACAAGAAATTTAGTTTTTGGATCTTTTTGTATACGCTCAACAGCTTTTTTTCGATTTTCAACATTGACTTCACCATAGATAGATACGACAGAATCATTGCCATATTTTTTTCGCAGAAACATTATAATTTCTTTAATATTGTAAAGATAGTTAGCCCAAATAATGACTTTACCATCTGTCTCTTCAAGTGTTTCTTCCAAAGCTTTTAGTTTAGATTCATGTATTTGTATTATTTTACCATCATCATTCTTAGTAAATCCGTTACAAACTTGATGCAGTTTAATTATTTCTGTAAGTTTATTAGAAAATGATATTGTACTATCTTCAACAATTGCCAACGCTGAAGTTCTTAGACGATTATATATATTTTTGCTTTCACCTTCGAGTTCAATGTATCTTTTTTGACGTATCTTAGGCTTCAAGTCTAAACATTGGTCTTTTCGTATTCTAGTAGAAAACTGCTGCAGCTTTATTTCTAATTCTTCAAGTCTCTTGTAGTATTTAGGTACACTGATGTATCTTCCAGAACCTACAGGTATGTCTGTCATTTCAGCGTATCTGTTTCTAAATGCAAGATAACTTGAAAAACCTAATAAATCT